AACCCGTTGCTGACCGTGCCTGACCCGACAGGGGCTACTTCAAAAAGGGAATGGGCACTCTGCCTATCCGACACGATCAGCGCCTTCATTGTACCGCATCGCACGGCAACGCAACACGGCTCATCGTGCTCTGCATCTTCATCGCGCGGCCACCGCGAGGTAGCGCACCGCTGGCACGCCGCCATGCGCCGCGTCCCAGTGCGCGATGAGCGCCACGATGGGGCCTGGTTCGCCGGGCACGTAGAACCACCAACAGCGCGAGCAGGTGGTCATGAAAAGGCCATCGCTTCCTGGCTGAGCCGCTTTGCTGCGAGATCGCAGTAGCGTTCTTCGATCTCGATGCCGATGGCTTTGCGGCCTAGGTCTTTCGCTGCCCGTAGGGTCACTGCGGGCACGAGCACGTTTGGCAGTGCGGCGGGTCGTCGAGTCTCTGCATAGATGGCTGCTTGCTGGCCCAAACCTCTAGGTTCTCTGGGCGGTTGTCGTCGCGGATGCCGTTCTTGTGGTGGACGTTCTCTCCGGGGAGTAGCGGTCGGCCAAGCGTTTCCACCATCACCGCCCGATGTTCGGCAATCATGCCGCCTGAGTTGGCGTTCGGGTGGTCGGGTAGTCTGAGCCAGATATACCCGTGCTTGTCTCGTTGACGACCGCCTTTCCACGATGGTGATTCTGCGCCTTTCTTGTTCCACGTCATCTGTCCCTTTGTCCCAGCCCACGGGATAGTCAGCGTGCCCACAGCGAACATGCGCTTGCGCGTTTCGCTGTGCTGCTTGCGCGCAGCCTCAGAGCGCGGGCGTCCTCGATTCGCCAGAGATATCTTGCGTTTCGTTTCCTCGGTCTGCGGGTGAGCCATTGAAGAATCCTCCCTGTGTAGGTGGGAGTGTATCACGGCTCGCGGTAACTGTTAGCGGCAAAGGCATCTGCCGTAGTCTTTCGACTGCAATCTGGCAATACCGTTCCTCGACCTCAATGCCGATAGCGCGCCGCCCAAGTGACTGAGCAGCCACTAGCGTGGTGCCGCTTCCCATGAACGGGTCGAGGATCGTTTCGTTGGTCTTGGAGTAGTCGCCTACAATGGCCCGCATGAGTTGAATGGGTTTGCCCCCCATGCGTTCAGTACCCAGCCATCCAGCGCCAGCAGCGTACCCGCCGGGCAACGTGCCCCAGCGTGCTTGCGCCTTGGTGCGGGCAACAACGATCCATATCGTCCAAGAAGAAGGGCCGTCGCCCCACAGCCGAACGCGTGACCCCGGTGCGAAGTAGGGAAGCGGGGCGAATGTGTAACGTCCCGCTTCCTCTAGTGCGGCACAGTAGGTTGGGGCGAGTATGTGATCGGTCATCGCGACGATCCAGCCGGAACATAGCGGAGTCGCTGCGGCAATGAACCGCCGTACATCCGCGGTATCCCACGCCTCATATCCGAGCGGTTTGCGATCTGCTCCGTCCCGCCCAAAACCAAGATGTCCACAGGCAGAGGCATCATGCCCCGCATGGGTTCGCTCACTGAATGGCGGGTCCGTAATGACGTGATCCACCCGATCCAGCGTCGGCAGCACGTCGCGGCAGTCTGCGTGGTAGATGGTGATCCCGCCAGACTCGTAGTACGGCTTCACCACGGCATCGTTCCTTGTCCGGCCACGCTGAGCCACGCCACGTACACCACGAAGCTGGCTGCGAGGAACAGCAGGGGGCTCATTGCGGCTACCACTGCACGAACATCGGCATGAGGGCATGTAGGAGGTCACAGACGCCCGTAACCGGCCCTTGCGCCCGGAACACTGCCGCCGAACTTCGCCCGGTTGTTTCTAACACCACATCACCCGAAAGCGAGCCGACGATATCGGACAGGTAGCGCACGTTGAAGGCGATCATCCCGTCCCCTTCGACCGAGGCGATCAGCCTTATCTGTGTGTGGCCGATCGCATCCGCCATCGCATCCGCCCGCGCCCCAACCTCCAAGCCGCCTGCGCTGGTGAAGTTGAGGCGGATGATCCTTGAGCCATCGCGGGCAAAGAGAGAGGCGAGTTTGACCGCCTGTAGGAAGGCGTCACGGTTCACGATTACCCGGCTGGTGTGCTCTGTCGAGATGAGCGCTTTCAGGGAAGGAAAGATCCCCTGGATGATCTGCGCAGTCAGCGCCCACGAGCCGCCTTCGATGGGCGTAAATGCCATCTGAGTGCGGGTAGGGTTGATCCGAATCAACAGGTCGGCGGACGGGTCCAGTGCAACGAGCGCCTTGAGTGGCTTCACTACCGCGACCGGGACGATCGCTTTCAGCTCGCAGAGACTCTCTACGGGAATGGTCGCGACGGTCAGGCGGAATCCATCGCTCGCGGCCATTCGAATCTTCCCGTCCCGCACATCGAAGTCGATCCCGGTCAGGATCGGACGGGCGTCATCTTGGGCAGCTGAGAGACGGCAGTATCCGAGCGCAGCGATGAGCGATGAGGCTTTGACGGTGAACGCCTGCCCGCCCTCAAAACGTTCAAACTTCGGAAAGTCAGCGGGCCGGTAGCCGTTCAGCCAGACTTCGTTCGGGCCACCCGTGATGTGATAGGTGGCGGGGCCGCCCTCGCCCTCGTAGTCCGCGCGAAGTGTCACCGACCCATCGGGCATCGCAGCGAGCGCGGCGGCCAACATCCGGCCTGGGAGCACGCCATCGAAGCACTCCGTGGTGTCGCCCCGTACCTCGTATTCGATGGTCATGTTGAGGTCGGTAGCCGTGAGCCGAACTCCGCTCTCGATCCCGCAGAGCCGCACCCCTTTGAGGATGGGCAAGGTTGCCCGCCGCTGAACTGCCGGGATTACGAGGCAAAGGCCGCGCGCGAGGTCGGCTCGTTCTACGGTCACGGACGGGGTTGGCGGTGCTTTCTTCTTCGTCACGCTGTTACCCCCAAAAAGGCTTCTACGCAGGCTGTGGCGGCCTTGCCAGCGCAGAGTTCGGCGTCCCCGGTGTCCAGCCAGACCCGCCACGTCGGCACCGTCTCTGAGTGTTCCCGCGTCAGGCGAAACTCGGGTGCGTTCATGCCTCACCTACCGGCTCAGAAAGCCACGCCATGTACGCCTTCGCCGCTCTCGCCTGGAACATCGCATCGCCGATGTGACGGCAGGTTTTGCGGTAGGTGTACCCGGCGCATTGGCACTCCCAGCGGTCGTCACGGAAGCTCACCACGTACTCGCGACCCGGCACCGTTGCACTGGGGATGCGGTACTCCGGCTGAGGGATTGGCTGGCCGCAATGCTGGCAGTTCACGACACGAGTCCCAGCGAAGCGGCTAGCTCGTCCAGTTGCGCGGCGGTGAAGCCCGCCAGCGAATCGACGCCCGCCGCCGCCAGTACCTGCTTCTGCGTGAACCCGCCAGCCCGCGCCGTCGTCCAGAACGCGACCATGACGTTGGCGCTGCTAGATTGCGTCGTAGTCGCCGGATGTTCGGGCAGGGCTTCCCTCGGTGGACCGTCGTCTTTGCCGTTCACGCGCTCCTTGAAGGATTGCTTCGGCGCGGCAGGCTTCGCGGCGCCACGCGGCTCAGGACGCGCCACAGGGGCATCGTCATCGTCTGGTGCCGGTGATGGCTCCGAAGTAGGCGGCTCATATGCGACAATGTACTGCTTCGGCGGAGCAAAGCCTGGGGCCGTGGCCTCTCCGTTCTTGGTGTAGGTCACGGTGAGATAGCCCCCAACGATGATGCCACCGAAGGGGCGCGTGGCTTTCGTAATCGCGGCGAGCATCTGGTTCTTCGCGAAGATGCGGCGCTCGCCGTTATCGTCCTCGATCGCGTCGTCGTGTTCGGCGGTTTGAAGCGTGATGACGGCCTGCTCCATGATGTTCCCGTCGTCGTACTTCTTCACCGCCCCCGTTTTGATGTCTGTCTGCGGTCGCCATGCGCGGTCCACGACCCATCCTTCTACGCATGTGCCGGGTGTCGGGAACTTCGCTGCGGGACTTCCGCCGCTCAGTAGCCGGTCGTTGAAATCGTCGTGGTCTTCGTAACCCTGAGTCACTTAACTGCTCCTTGTGTTTCGCGGAGGTCGGAGGCGATGGTCGCTGTGACCACCTTCATCTCGGCCACAAACGCGGGCCGGTTCGATGCGCTCTTGCAAAGGTCCCTGAACGCCTTAGAGTCGAGCGACAGACACATCCCCGTGCTCTTGGCCCAGGTCAGCGCCGCCACAGCTTCAAAGCTGTATTCCGTGATCTCGCGGATGCCGACCCCCGGCGCGATGGCTTTGTGCTCGCCGTCGTATGCAGCCACGGCCGCTGCGCGCAGCTCCGCCTCCGCCGTCGCGAGCGATTCACGGAGTTGCTTTTGGGCAGCCAGCAGTGCTTCGGCGTCCTTCTCCCATGCCGCGCGTGAAGTCACCACGGCCACGTCCGCCCCCTCCGCAAGCTCGCGGGCCCGAACGACCGTCGTGATCAGAGTCCCGATGTCGCTCATCGCTTTACCAATCGGCGTAGGCGCTGCCATCGCTTACTCGTCCGCCGAAGTCCCGCTCCCGCGCTGCGACGATTGTGGGAGATGCGGTCTTTCAGCATCAGACGGGCGTTTCTGCGCCTTTCGGCCCGGTCCCCCCTTTGCATTAGACGACTAAGCTCGCCGATTGTGCCGCGCGTTGGTGATCTCATCGCGTCGCCTCCATGCCGTTGTCCTTCCTGATTTGCCGCGCCCTGTCGTTGAGGTGGACGCCCGCTTTCGGTGACCCCATAAATGCGAGCTTGCGATCCCAACACGGTTGACAGGTGGCGTGGAGCTTCCGCATTTCCATGCGGTGGTGCGCTGAGTGGTCCTCTGGCGCTTCGATGCGGCCCAGCTTGAATCGCGGGCATCCGCAGCCGTCCACGAGGCAGCAACCACGCGGCGCTTCCACGAGGGGCCAATCGAGCCGCATCACGCGTTCGTGGCCCTCGCTGCGATGCTCACACACCTCGCAGTAGGCGATGCCGATGGTGGCTGCGTTGCCCTTGTTCATAGCAGCGCCTCCAACTCGGCCAGCACAGTCCTCAAGTCGCCGAGCAGCCTGCCTGCCTTCTCACGCTCCGTTTCCGGCGTGGCGTCGAGGATGCGCAGAGCGATGTGGATATCGCACCCGCAGAGCGCTGCGAGTGGGTGATTCGCCGCGGCGGCTTCCTTTCTCGCCGCAGCCACCGCCGCCTGCATTGCTTCGTATCGCGTGGTCATCGTGTTTCCTGCTTTTGGAGCCACGCAATCTCGTCGCTGTGGCTGGCAAAGGCCGCGTGCTGTTTGCGAGGTAGGCCGTCGTCCGCCATCGTCTCGATGAACATGGGCAGCGGTTCCTGGGGGCATTCGCTGCTCTGATGCGTTGCTGCCTCGCAGATGTCGCAACCGCCCTCATCGCGGTAGTCGTCCAGCGGGTTCTCTGCGCGCGTCATGATGCCGACTCGCAATAGTCGCTGTGCCCCTCAAAGAGGATGCAGCGATGCGTCTTGTCGCTCGTCCAGGGAGTGGGCTTCGAACACAGCGGCATAGTCGCGAGCGTGGCGTAGACCTGCGCCTTGGCAGCGTCCAGCGGCCCTGCCATTATGCCTTTGGTGAGGTGCAGCGCAGCCTCTATGCACCCCGCGCGGGTTAGCTGCGCGCTCATCCCTGCACCGCCGTCCGCGCCGCGCGCCGCTGCTGGTAGTAGAGGTCGTGCCCCAGCCGACGGGCCCAGCGGACGCGCGCGGCTTCCATGAGCCGCCACACCTCGTCCGTGTTTCCCTCGCTCGCCACGATCGCGTTGTAGCGGCGGTAGAGGTCGAGGTAATCGGCGTAGCAGGCCTGGCTCGCGAGAATCTTGCGGCCGACGAGCAGCTTCAATCGCTGCTCACCGCAGGCCTGTGCGATGACGGCGAGAGCTGCGGCTACGTCGCAATCGGCGGTGTGGTCTGGGGCGTTGCGACTGCAATCGAGGCAGTAGTCGAGGCCAGTTAGGCTGCTCCGCGCGCTGAAATGAGGGATGAGGTTTTCGAGGGCATCGAGCAACGCGGGCGCGGAGCCGGGAGTGTGTGTCGTTGATTTCGTCTTGGTCTCTTGCGTCTTTGCTGGTGTCGGGCTTAGCTTGACCATGTTGCTTGCTCCTATCGAGTAATGGCGTTGCGCCCGGTGTTGAAGCCGGGCGTTTCGCTTGTGTGCGGCTCGGTTACTTCGTCTCAGCGGCAACCTCCTGTGAGAACACGCCAGCATCGACGCCGAACACCTCCGCGAACTTCGCTCGCATCGGCGCGGTCATGGGACGTTCCCCACTGGCAACGCGGGCTAAGTGCGGCTTGCTCCACTCTGTGCGCCGTGCCAGCCAGGCTACCGTTCGGTCGTCCTGACGGAGCAGGCGGCGGAGCGTTTCGGTTTCGTGCGATGTCTTCATGCAGCGACAGTACGCCCTTGCCAACCAAAGCGCAACAAGTAGTTGCCGCGACGCGAGGAAGGGCGATCCTTGAGTCAGAACGCGATGCTGACCCCGAACTTGAGGAATTCCGAGCGGAAGTCATCCTCGACGACATGGTACTGGAGCAAGTGGGGGTTTGTGCTCCCGATGCGGTCCGGCTGTATTAGGTGTGATCCCATAGCGGACGTGAGTATGAATGTCACTGCGCCAGCCACTCCCGCGGGAACCGTCACGGAGAACGCTTCGAGGGATGAGTGGAGGGCGATGAGAGGGTTTGTTTCCAGGCGGATGGTGCCCTTCACAGTTTTTCCCGTGAGGTTGTAGGTGGCCCCGTCGCGCGTCAGGATGTTTTGAAAGACCGCCTCGCCGCCCTGCACCAGCGTCTGTCCCGAGTCCACAAGAATCGTCATGCCTGCCTCCTTATAGGGTGCCCGTGAGCACCGATGTAATGTCTATTTCCCCATCCACCGCCGAAACCACGTCCACCGTCCCGGTGACGTTCGAGGTCACGTCCAGCGTATGCGATGCCAGCGCGTGGGAGCCGTTCACCGTAGCGAGGATGAGTGAAGTGATATCGAGGTTGCCGCGGATGACGTAGCCCGGCACATGCATCTTTCCCGTGACGGTCGACGTGCCGGCAATAGGGCTAAGGACGAGGAAAATCCGTGCGGAGAGTTGTGCGAGCGCGATGGTAGAGGTTCCCGCCGTTGTGCTCGGCACGAGGTACGCCGTCGTGCTTAGGCTCACACTCGCAGAACTGGCCCCGTTCACCGTGGAGAGGGCAAGCAATGACGGTGCCCAGACCTCCCCGGTCGCGGCGGAAGCCCCGTTCACTGTCGAGAGGGCAAGCAGGGACGGTGCCCAGACCTCCCCGGTCGCCGTGGAGACTGCCGCCGTCGCGGATGGGACAATCGCAGCGGGCGTAGAAACCGTCGCCGCCGCGGTTGAGACTGCCGCCACGGTGGACGGGACGAGGGCGGCACTGGTACTCACGGTGCCGGTCGCGGCGGAAGCCCCGTTCACTGTCGAGAGGGCAAGCAGGGACGGTGCCCAGACCTCCCCGGTCGCCGTGGAGACTGCCGCCGTCGCGGATGGGACAATCGCAGCGGGCGTAGAAACCGTCGCCGCCGCGGTTGAGACTGCCGCCGTCGCGCTGGGGACGAGGGCAGCACTGGTACTCACGGTGCCGGTCGCCGTGGATATCGCGGCTACGGTAGACAGGGTCAGCAGGGACGGTGCCCAGACCTCCCCGGTCGCGGCGGAAGCCCCGTTCACTGTCGAGAGGGCAAGCAATGCGGGCGATTGCACGAAGGCGGTCGCCGTCGCCTGTGCGGCCGTGGTCGAAATTGCGAGCACCGCCGGGGTGGAAACGGTCGACTGCGCGGTACTCACACCATCAATGGAGGAGAGGGTCAGCAGGGCCGCGCTAGCGGACGGGGTAGAGACCGTCGCGGTAGCTGTCGCAACACCATCGATCGCACTGAGCGCGAGATAGGTTTGCGCGGCAAGTTGGGATAGCGCGATGGTGGCAACGCCGGCAACTGCGCTCAGGACCACGAACCCGGCTGTAGAAACCGTCGCCGCCGCGGTTGAGACTGCCGCCGTCGCGCTGGGGACGAGGGCAGCACTGGTACTCACGGTGCCGGTCGCCGTCGCCACCGCAGCGACGGTGGACAGTACCAGCGCCGCTGCGGTGCTTACCGCTGCCGTCGCCGTGGATATCGCGGCTACGGTAGACAGGGTCAGCAGGGACGGTGCCCAGACCTCCCCGGTCGCCGTGGAGACTGCCGCCGTCGCGGATGGGACAATCGCAGCGGGCGTAGAAACCGTCGCCGCCGCGGTTGAGACTGCCGCCACGGTGGACGGGGCAAGGTCGGCGGTGGTACTGACGGCAGCCGTCGCCGTCGCCGCCGCAGCGACCGTGGACAGTACCAGAGCAGCCTCGGTGCTTACCGCTGCCGTCGCCGTCGAGACCGCCGCCACCGTGGAGAGAACGAGGTTGGCTGCGCCGCCTAGAGAATATTGGTCGTAGGTGACGGTGCCGTTGTTGTTGTACAGGATGCCGATAGCCGACGTGATCGCAGTAACGTTCACGCCGAGACAGGTAATCGAGGCTTCTTGGGCCGCATCCGTCCCCCATGTGTTCGTGCCGCCATCCGAGTCGCGATAGAGATCGCCATCAGAGGACTTCGGAAAGAACGCGTAGACCGTGGTGCCCGATACCGCGAGCGCACCTGAGTTGGCCGTGGCGCCATCTACGGCGGCGTCCGCTACCGCCGTCCTCGTCAGGCTGAGCGTATCTCCCGTGGTCCCGCGCAGAATGGAACCGGACGACGTGTTGTCCTTCGTAAACAGGATGATCTCGGAGCCGTTGACCATGCCGTTGCCAACGTCATAGACGGCGTTGCTTCGCGCGCTGGCGAGCGACGCTTCGGTGGAGAGGGTGTTGTCAGCCTTGAGCGTCTTCCAGTACAGCGTCGTATTCGTCGTCGTCTTACCGTAGAAAATGTGGCAGCGCCCGCTTGAATCCGGGCCTACGAGTTCGCGAAAATCATCATGAATCTGCGAACCGGAGTCGTCCGCCACGTTTTGAGTAGTCTGCCATGCGCCGGAGACATATCGACTCACAAACGGGCGACGATAGTTCGTCCCCATGCTGGCTGCGGTAGCCCCCTGATAGGCCACGACGTAGCTTCCCGCCGCCCGGACGGCCAGTTGAAAAGCAAGCTTGGTAGTGTCGCTCGCGGTAGGTGTTGGGCCTGTGGCTGTCGCTGTCCCCCATAGGTCGGTGGTCGTGTCAAACGAGTTTATCGTCAGCACCGAACCTATCAATAGGTACGCCACATAAATGCTAGTGGACAAAACCTGGGCCGAACCCACGCCCGCGATGGCACTGGGTCGGTGAGCCGAGTCCTGTTCTGCCCAGGTTGAACCACCGTCCGTTGATTTCCACACAGAGACGGCACCACTGATATTAATGGGCGCGGCATATAAGTTGCCGCCGATTTGAAATGGGCCGAGATGGGCATTGAGCCAGCCAGACCACATGCCCCCGACGGTTGCTGGGAGCGCCATCTAGAACGCCTCCCGCGTGATCGCATCAAAGCAATCACCAACCCCAAGTAACGCCCGCCATTCCGCCTGCGTCCGCCAGTTCAGCGGCGCGCAATGTTCGTCTCCGTGCTCGCACGAGATAATGTGCAGCACCGCCGCTCCCGCCTGTCCCATCGCCGACGCCATCGCTACACACTCCCCGTCGTCGCAGCATGGCAGGCAGTCTTCCGACACAACCAAATCCCACGGCCCCGGCGGGTACTCCGCCAGTACACACCCATCCCCAAGGACGATTCGCTCGCCAAGAGCCGCCTGTGCCTCACTCACCGCCCATGCGCTCGCGTCCATCCCCCACGCGTTCACCCCGCGCGCGAGCAGATCATCTACCAGATATCCGCCCGGCCCGCAGCCAACTACCAGTGCCCGCCGCGCGTTCGGATACCGTCCGACGATCATCTCTGCCCGTTCCGCGAACATGGGAAAGCGCCAGTAGATCGTGTACAGCGAGCCTGGTGATGACCCGTCGCAATCAGTTGCCGTTAGGAGACGCCCCAAAGTGACCCCTCCTAATCGGGCCTAGGTGACCAACAGCGACGTGGCCGCCAGGATCACGGTGTTGTTGAAGGTATGCCCGGATTCCGTCGAAAACCCCCATGTCCCCGTCGAGGTCAGGCACACATCGGCGTGGATGTGCCCACCGACCGCCTTCGTGTAGAACGACATATAGGCGTCCCCAGACGGGTTGGTGACGCGCACGATGACCTGCGAGGGATACCCGTCGCCGTCGATGGTCGCTTCGTAGCCCAATGAGCCGCAGTTGGTCGGCGCGACCTGTGCAGCGATGAGCGTTGGAGACGATGCGGGCGCTTTCCCCGCAAACGCGATCGACGGGAAGAGGACGACGGCGAACAGCGCCGCAGCGATGATGAGCTTCATGGCGAACTCCTTTGGTTTGGTAACTAACCGTTAGTTGCCTTTGGTTTTGTTCTCATCCTACGCCTTTCGCGCGGCGGCCTCCGCTGCCCACTGTGCCCGGTTCGCGGCGGCTGCTTCGTACTCTTGGATTACCCACGAAGAGGGGTAGACCATCTCGAAGCACTCCGGTTTCGATACCGGGTCCAGCCCGCCGATGCCGGCCCAGTCCGGGTGAATTGAGAAGCACATCGGGGCGCCGTTGAAGAACCGCAGGAACCCGCCGGTGACGGGGACATACCTGTCGTTCTTTTTAGTGAGCGCGCCATCCGCCTCCGGGGTAAAGCCGTAAGAGACAAGAGCCTTAGTTGCACGGTCCATGTCTTCCTCCTTAGTCCAGCGTACTGACGAGCGCGCCAATGGCAATCGTGGGCGGCGTATTGCTGGTGTCGATGACTTTCGACGTGACGGTGCCCCACAAGAGCATGTTGCCCGCCCCGATGGTGATCGAATCGAACACGCCGAAATACGTGATCGTGCTGCTGCCGGCGGTGCAGGCAGCTAACGTCAAGGCGGCGCTGTTCGTCTTCGACCCCGAGGCGGCGGCGCTCATGTCCGAGGCGTTGATGATGAGACGCGCATACGTCGTGTAGGTCGCCTCCCCCGCCGTGGCGCCGGTACTGGCGTCGGTCAGGGCTGATGTCCACAGGCCAACGTAGGCGGTGGGCGAGGTGTACGCCCCGTCCCCGAAGACGTGATCGAGGATTTTGTTTTCGAGGTAGTCGCTGAAACTTGCCATTGCTAAGTCCCTCCTTGAGTAGTGAACTGCCGCACGATGCGCCACCCCGCGAGGCCTGCCGCCGCCACGACGCTTTGCCAGAGCGTGTGGTAATTCGGCGTGGCCTGGTTGAGCGCGCCCGTCGCCAGCATCGCGGCGATGAAGGCCGCTACGAAGTCGCGCTCCGCCTTGCGGAGATCGTCGGGCTGATTCATGTAGAACGCGATGAGACGGTTCACGACAGCACCGCGATTGCCGCGTCGCGCTTGACGCTGTTCGAGAGCAGGTTCGCGATGGCGTTGCGCTGCTTCTGCTCAGTGGTGGCGTTCGTCACGAGGCCGGCCGCGAGCAGCGCCCTGTAGCAGGCCAGCATGTATGCCTTGTCAGGCGAGGTAGAGATGCCGATCAGCTCCTGCTCGGCTGCGTTCATTCCCATTGGTTCCCCCATGAAGAGTTGTGGATCTCGGCAGTCCGAGAACGTGACGGTGAGGCCGCCCTTGCAATCGCGCTGCGCGTGAAGATGTGGCCCCGTGGACGTGCCCGTGTTGCCGCTGTAGGCGATAAGGTCGCCCGCCTTGACCGTTGCTCCCTGCGCGCCTGCCCCCGTGAAACTGAGCAGATGCGCCAGCAGCGTAGGCCAGCCATCGCCGTGATCGATGAGGATGTGGTTGCCGAAGCTGCCATTTCCGTAGCCGTCGCCGGGGACGTGCAGGTGGACGATGCCGGCGGCTGGCGCGTAGACGGGCGTACCCACGGGCACGGCGTAGTCGCAGCCACGGTGAGGTGCGGCCACGCTGTAGGGCGGGCTTGTCTCCCCGAAGCCGAACGTCACCGGGTGGTCCACCGGCAGGCGCTCCCAGAGTACCGTTGGTTCGCTCATCGTTGGCCTCCCTGCGTACATGGTAGGAGATTCGCCATTCGAGCGGTGCCCAGCGAAAGCAACGCATCGTTCACAGCCGACTACCCCCGTGGCGCGGGAAGTGATACCGCCGGCGGCCGGGAGTGGCGGCCATCCGCTCCTCGCGCTCAGACGTTTCATCTGCGGCTGCCCCAACGTCCTGGACGTAGCCGCACATCATGCAGCTCCCGTACGTCCCGGCGAGGTCGCGTTCGATGGTGACGAAGCCGCGACATCGCGGACAATCCTTCGGGGGAGACTGCGGCAGCGACGGCATCAGCGTGGCCCCACGATGCCGGGCGTGGCGCGCAGGATGGCGTCGTTCACGATCCCACCTTCGTTCCGTCCAGCCAGACGAACTCACCGTCCGGGCCGACCGGATAGTGCCCCTTGCATCCGGCGCAGTAAGTCGCCCCGTAGAAGCCCGGCTGCGCGGCATAGGTTTCCGCAAGAGCCTGAGCCATCGTCGTCTCCGTGCCGCATCCGCTGTTCAGCGACTTATCTGTCCAAAACTTCCCGGTGACAGACCCGTCACCGGGGTACTTCTCGAACTTGAGGTAGCCGAACTGGTCGTATCGCTCATGCTCCTCCTCGGTCAGGTCGCGCAGCGGGTGCGTAGGCTGTACGCCGACGTGCCGATAGGTGCGCCGGATGGGGCGCACGAGGTCGCGACGTTCACCGTCGGGCAAGACGAGATAGCACTTTTGCATCCCGTCCGCCCCGAGTTCGTGAAGGCACCCGTCGTGCTGATCTGTAGTTAGGCTCATCGCCCCACTCCGTAGCCGAACGCCCGCCCGGTAGCCTCGAACAGCAGCCACCCACAGAGCATCGCCCCGAGGATGATGCCAACCACGATCGCGCGCCTCATCCTGCGAACCTCGCATAGAGCACGGCCAGCGCACCGGGAAGAATCCAACGCGTGACCTCCATACGGGCGAGCGCGTAGACCCACCGCACGATGTCGGTACGCCCGGCAACACGTTCGGCATGACGCATGCGCTCATTATCGCTGTTCGCCTGCCATAGTTCGACGCTTTTGAGGCGAATATCCACCGCATCGAAACGCTCATTGACCCGCTGTTCAAAGCGGCTGAGTTGCTGTTGGAGTACCGCGATGTCGTCAGCCGTCAAATCCCTACCCTCCCGTCGACGCCGTTGAATCTCATGGTTGGATCGCCACCTGTTGCGCGGCCCCGCTTGCGAACAGCGCCATCAGCTTTGTCTTACCGCTCCCGTTATCGACACAGTATAACCAGCAGCCATCCGTCACAGCGGTGGGCACGGTGTCGATCTCGCGCATAAGGATGCGGTTCGGGGAGAGTGAATCTCCCGTTTCCATCCCCCTGAGCCCGTTATCAGAAAGCCTATTCAACCGCCCGGTCAGGGTAGCAACGGCCACACTCAGGCGGGCGATCTCGGCGTCCCGGTCGATATCGTTCATTGGCCGCTCACCGTAGGGACAGTTACGGCGTGGATTTGGGCGATCTTGCCGATACCGCCCCCTGAGTTTTGATCGCCGCCGTCGCTCTTCACGTCGGAAATGATCACTTCTACGAGCTTCACGTACTCCGAATCCCCGTCCGCATCAGCGGCAAAGAGCGTGGTTTGGTTAATCGCTTCGCCGAGGATGCGGTCTGCCTGTGCTTCCGCCGTCCCCTCGATTGAGTCGTCCTTGAGGATCACGGTGAAGGTGTAGTCGTTCACCTCCAGGGGGCGCAGACGATAGGTCAGCTTCAATTGGCCCTTCACCTGGGGGGCGGAGGTTGAGGTATTCGTAGCAAAGGCGAGTTGCGGCTTGATTCTTCGCCCCGAGGTCGTGCTAAGCGGCACGCCAGCCGAGACGTTGAGGAGCCGATTGAAGGCGTTCCCCGTGACCGCCGCATAGTTGCCGTTGCTCCCGCCGTCCGCTGTGACGCCCAGCGTGATCGTGCGCGCCGCAGTCGCGTTACTAGATTCAAACTCCCACGCCTCTACGTCCTTGATGAGGTGGGGATAGCGGCGGAGTTCGGTGAGGTAGGTCGTCCCCGAGGTCTGGTAGGTGTAGTTGGTGTCGTCAATCTCTCGCTCAATCCGCCCCAGGGTCATGTAGAACATATTCGACCCGTACCCGCCGACCAGTGTTGGGTTCGTGCGGACATTCGAGTCGTTGATGATTTCCAGCCACTCGCACGCGAGGTCCGTTAGCCTGGCGATCGGGTAGTAGCTCTGCGGGTTGGTGTGATGGTCACCGACCTGTCGTGGCCGGACAGCGCAGATCCATGTGTCGCCCGTCAGTTCGTCATACCACGCCTCGTATCCCCAGCGTGTGCTCCCGGCTTGTGCGGTGGGGTAGCCCCTGACGGGCGAGAGGTTGCCGCCGAAGCGCTCAATCCCGATGCTTTCTGATACCCCGTTCTTGAAGTACCGCATCCCGTCGCGCAGGGGGATTTTCACCCCGAAGTACGACCACTCGCGCATCTGGTGGCAGTTGGCCTCGTCGTTGCCAATCTCGGGCATGTAGGGGTAGAAGTCTTTGTTGGTCGGGTTGAGGAGGTATGGGCCTCTCGTTGTGCCGATGAGCCAGAGATTCCCGTCCACCGCGAAGCCAGTCATCGTGATCGCCTGGCCGTCGATCGTCGTTACCGTGTTCCAGTTCGGCGCTGCCATCGTGATTGAGCCTGAGAGCACGTTTCCCGCCGCTGTCTGTGAGGCAAGCCGCACGATTCGCCCGTCAGGAGCCAAGCCGAGAATCCTTGCCGCCACTGAGGCGGAGTTCGTCGTCCATGTATCGAGCGTCCCCGTCGTGGTCATGGTCTGATAGGGCGAGGACGGCATGCCGAGCGAAAGTTCCACCGTGCCGTCGTTCGCGCGCGTCGAAAACACGGAGGTAGAGCCTTCGGGGAGTTCCAGGCCCGTGCGGGCGAGGGTCATGGTCACGGCGTTCACCTTCGCCGGGAAGTTGCCCCGAGAGAGGTACAACAGGTACAGCCCCCCGGTAGCGATGAACGCCATCCCGTTCACGTTGTCCGCGACTCCGGGGGCATCAGTGTTCGCGCTGACATCGACAAGGCAGGAGTCCTCGTCTACCAGCGAGATGGCGTGGGGGGTGTCGTAAGTCGAGAGCGTGACCGTTGGCAGGGCAGGGCCGAGCGTGTGCGCATCTTTAAAGCGCGAATCAGTGCCCAGGCAGTAATCGATTCCCAAGAACCCGGCGCCCTGTTCGGACACATCCTCGAAGGAGTGGAACGCCTCGGAAGAGAGATCCCAGATCGCTTCAAGCTGGGGGCCGGGGTCGCCAAGCTGGGAGGGGCGATTCTTCACCAGCCATCGCTTCCCCCCGGTGGGCACATAGGTCTGCCCGGCGAGCGAGTAGCGATGCCCCCCAAGTGTGACGGTCGCGCGCGCCATATGTTAGGGCAGCGTCGCTGACTGCGTGAACCCGATTACGGGTAGACAGGTGGTAAATGTAAGAGCAACCGGAGTAGCAGTCGCTGGCAGTGTTCCTGCGTTTGCTTCCTGCATCATCCCCCAACCTTTGCCTTGCGCTAAGGTATGCGTCAGTATGAAGAATGTACTCGTAGCATCACTGTTCACTGCCGCAAAAAAGTATAAGCCCGGCCCAAGCGTCACATCGGCAGTATTGAAGAACTGGAGTGCGCTGGTTCCAGACTGCGCGGTTGGCCCCATCGTTACAACTTTGGTGGTGGGAATCCCCGCCGCTGAGTTGTAGATGCCAATGTCCGTGTTTCCCGCAGCGGTGGCTCCGTTGGACGTAAACATTCGGGCAACAAGGGTAGGGGCGGTAACGATGAACGGGATGTAGATCGCAAGGTTCGCGCCCCCCCCCCAGACCTGCGAGAGGGGCGCGACGATAGCGGCAGCAGCGACCGGCCCGCCTAACGACTGGCTGCTCAGCGTCGAAATTACTCCGGGCATAGGTGTTATTGATCCCAAGGGTAGTTCCCTCCAATTCCCGCTGCCCTCGCTTCGGAAAACAGCCATGTCGTTTGCGGCGGTCGTCCTGCTGACGAAGTTCGCGAGGATGAAGGTCGAGGCGTTGTAGGTCAGGGGCACCGCCGCATCAAAGACAAACGTTACCTGGTATCCAGCGGGCCGCGCTGAGATGCCTGTAATCGGCGTCGTGCCCGTGACGTGGTAGTAGTTGCTCTGCGCGACGGTGATCGTCGTGGCCGACGTGATGTCGCTGCCCTTCGTCCCGCCCCAGCCGATCCGCAGCCGCTTGTCCGTGATGTCAGCGGTGGCGATCGTGGTGGCGCCGAATGCCATGTACACCTCTGCCAGCATGAACTGTGTCGCCGGGTCGAAGGTGTTGCTGAGCGCGGGAGTCGCAGCCGGGGTGCCATCGATCTTCCCAATGGTTCCCGAGGTGTCGATGTAGATGATGTCGCGGCGATTCAAGGTGGAGTGCGCCGCCGTCAAAGCGATCGTCCCGCCAGCGTAGGCCGTCACTACCGGCGTGCCGTTGATGACCACCGTGCCCGCCGTCGTCGCCGCTACCGCAAGCGTGATCCCTGAAGATGTGGTAACAGCGCCTTCGGTGGCCGAGTAGATGCCGTGCAATCCTGCGACCGACCGGCCAAGCGCCTCAAAGTCAGCGTCCGAACTGAGGATCGCCCCACTTCGTACCGTGTACACCATCTTAGTTAATACCTTCCTGAGAGAATAAGCGGCATGCCGGGAAGCGGAAGCCCGCCGCCCTGCGTGTCGCGTTGATAGCGGTGCATCTGGGCAAGCGTCTCGAACTTCGCCATCCACTCCGACCCTTCGTAGGTAGCCTTCGACGTGTCCTCACCTCTTCGCATCGCCTCGGAGCGGAAGAGATGAGCGATCCCGCCAGTAGCGACGTGGATCAGCGGCGCATCGGAAACGTCCTGATCCGCCGTGCCTGCGCTCACCCGCGAAGCGTCGAAGGCGGGATAGCCCCGCTCCGATTCGATGATCAGCTGCGCGCCGATGCCATAGACCGGGGTGACCATCGCGAGTGTCCCGTTCCCCTGCTCCCAGCGCACAAACTCGGAGATTTCCGCCTCGTCAAAGGTGTCGTAACGCGTCTGGTTATCGACGCTCCCGAACACCAAATACAACTCGTCTACGAGCTTGGCCGTCTCGTTCTGTTCCTGGCGGAACTGGATGCGGATCTGCTCTGCGTCCGCGTGGACGACGTGCGCCGCCGTCAGTTCTTCCCATGTCCCGCCGCCCGTGTGGTAGCTGCTGTTCGTGGTGGACAAGACCACCCCAGAGGCGTCCTCAGAGGTCACACGGACCCTCTGCGAGCTGGCCGCACCACAGAGCGAAACCCCGACCCCGGTGACCGTCTGGCCCCTGAGCGAGTCCCCCGAGGTTGCCGAGCCGGACGCCATGACCGGGATCACCGCGTCAACCGTCCCCGCATTCCCCCCGCTGGTCGTGACGGCAAGCGCATACGCGCCTCTGCGAGCGGTACCGCTTCGCGCGAACGTGGCGCCCGTCACGCTGAGCGTCCAGTTGTCCGGGATCAAAGCGCCAACCGAGGAATAGGCGTTCCACTTCTCCAGGAAGCGGTTATTCGTCATCACCCTCGAATTGCGATGAAAGATCTTCAGGCCAGCGGGGTCGGTGACCCATGACAGCTGCGGGTAGTAACGGTTTGCTCCTTGCACGGTGGGAAGCATCGTCCTATCGATTCGCCTGAGCTTGGGCAGCGTCGCCTGGATCGCGTTATCGAGGAGGTAGGGTTCGTACTCGGAGATTTCCAACGTCTCGTTCGTCGCCGTGGTGTCCGCATAGTTGGCCCCTGCGTGCGCCAGGGTGCCCGTGGCAGCCACATACCCGGTCGCTGTGGTCAACCGGGTGCGGTCTGCCCCAGCCGCCGTCACAGCGTCAGGGCGGATCATCCACTTCCCCGCGTTCCGCGAAGCATCCACCGTCCCCGTCGCCAGCGCATTCACTACAGCGGTGGTTACGGTATAGGACGCAGGGGTGACCACTCGCCCCAGCGAAGGGGCAAGGAGGTACATCTGCTGGCGGAACGCAGTGAACGTCGTCAACTCAACGTCGCCCCCGGAGTGAGCGCGTGCCAGCGCACGTTGATTTCGACAACACCAGAGGCGACATCCGCCGAGGCGTGTGTACTGGAGAGCAGGACGTTGCCCGCGATCACGATCCCCTTGTCTGCCGCGGCGAGGGCGATACCCCCCGCCGTGGGGGTGGTCGTCGCCCAGACGGGGGTTGTGGTCACCAGGTCCGTCGCGGTCGTGGTACCGATGAAGAGAGAGGTGGAACCAGTGACCCCGAGGGTCACCGTTGCCGTCGCGCCCGTGCAGTTCGTCGTGACCCGTCCCGTGATCTCATCAATGACCACGAGCCCGCCCGCGATGGTGAAGCAGGTCGTGGCCGTAGCGTGCAGCCCGAGCCCTGAGGCCCCGGTGAAGGTGACAGTCTTGGAAGCGATCTTCGTTTCGGTGGTAACTGAAGGCCCGCCGATGTTCATCCTACATGAACCTCCCACCACCGCGCGTGGCGACATTGACGATCAGCGACGCCGTACCAGCGTCGGTGAGTGCGGTGACCGAGCAGATCCCGCCCGGCCCTACTGTCACCGCTTCCTCAAATGGCTGCCCGGCGGCCAACTCCGCGTAGGCGGTCGAACGGTTGATGGCGATCAGGCTGTTGAGCGTTGTTGAAGCGTCGTTCGCTGCTGAGACCACCCAGCGCGTCCAGAACAGGGGATGGGTGAGGATGCCTACGTTCTGCATCTCACCAACCACGGCGTCATTGAGCGCCGCTTTCACCCATGCGGTGGGCACCGTCCAGGTCACGTTCCCGTCCTGGGCGAACGGCGCCCCGCCAGAGGCAGTTCCATCAGTAGGAGTGATGTTCGTCCACGTCGTCCCGTCCCAATACGTCACCGCAAGGGTGGCAGAAGTCCCGTTCGTGGCGTCAACGTCAATCTCGGCGCCAGCAAAGGGCACCTCAGCGCCGACGTAGAGCGATCCCCCATTCGCCAGCGTGGCGAGACTGGAGAGCACCACGTCCGTTGCCGTGGAGGAATCCTGTGCCGCATCGGAATAGTCCGTGAGGTTGGCTACCAGTAGGTCAGTGGTCTTCAAGACCGTGAGCCACGGGTTGACGTTGAACTTCACCACCGCCGCGCCCGAAAGGTTGCGCGGAGTGAGTGACAGCCATTTCGTACCGATGGGAAGCACGATCCGCGTCGCGGTGGAGGTGAGTGCCGTCCCTCCCCCAGCGGTGGAAGCGGCCCGCAATTCCCCGAGTGGGCCAGTCAGAATTTCAGTGCTCATGTATCTCTCCCGGTTATCGCTTTCGTCCAGCCGTGAAGATTCTCTAGGCGATGTCGGCTGAGTCCTTTACCCCTAGCTTGGTGAGGCGTTGGGCCTCTGCTTTCGCCGCCGTGAACAGGCGTGGCGTCAACAGAGGCTTTCCCGCCGCTTCTTCGTTTCGTGAGTGCTGGTACTCCAGCTCCGCCGAGGCTTCGCTGTAGTCCTTGAACTCCTGCCCCAACGATCGTTCACCGACCGGGGCAGGCTTGAACCCGCAGAAGTTGACCGCGTACACCGCCAACCGCTCCGCAGTAGCCACGCACCCGCAATGCTGATCGGATGGTACCTGGTAGGTGTCTCGACTAACACGGCGGTCAAACGTGTGACCCTGCGGGCAGCGGAAGGTGTAGGTCGGCATTTAGGTGGCCAGCAGCGCTGTGGGGATTTCGAGGTAGTCGAGGCTTGCGAAATACGAAGGGCCGGTGGTCGTCGCCGCGATCTGGACATAGAGGCACCGCGCCGCCGCCGCCGTTCCCACCAGCCGGGGCGGGCGCAGTGGCTCCCACGTCGCGATCGGCACGTAGGCGCCCATCGCAATCGGCTGGCTGAAGCTCCAGTGGCGCTGCGTGGTGGTGGCGAGTTCCGCCGTCACCGTGACCGCGCCCGCCGCCTGCACCCTTGCCGTGGTCAGCGAAGCCGCTAGCCCGTCCGACTTGAGCGGCAGGGGCACAAACGCCGTCCCCGCCGAGGAGGCAGTGGCGACGCTCTTGGCCGCGTACTCGTGCAAAGTCCCCGTGCCGAGCCGGATCGAGATGTTGTTGCAGACCGGGATGAGCGTCCCGCCGTTTGCAACATCGACGCAGTATTCAGCGGCGGTGTCCGTGATCACCACGTCACCAACGAGCGGCGTGGTGAGCGTCCCGGCGCGCACTTGGAAGCCGTAGCCGTCCAGTACCGCCTTCGTGAAGAAGTCCATGACCACCAGCGCACCCGTGGGGTCGATGGTGGGTTGTGCCTGGCTGTTGTTGACGAGTCCAGCAACTGCTCGCCGGACCAATCCTGTGAAGTCTGCCATTTCGATACCTCCTAGGACCGCAGTCCGGTGATGCCCCAGTAGTCAACCGTGGCGGTGATGGTTGCCGAAGCCCCCGTGAGCGTTTCGTCGTAGACCCATGGTGTGAGTGACGACCCGCCCTCGACCTGGCCCGAGCCGACGAGCTGGCCGTTGACGTAGCCGGATGCGACATCGCCCTGCACCACGATCTCAATGATCACGTAGGTGTCCGCGGCGAAGGTGCCCGCCCAGTCGGCGTTGGCTCCGACCACGCCGGCCTTGGCGGTGATGAACGTGAGATTGGCATCTTCCGTCCGGTCAAAGACGAAAAGGGCGCAGTCGGTGGCGGTGAAGGTCGGAGTGGCTTTCACCGCTACGGCGCCATCGTCGTTAACCGCATCGGTCAGGCCGAACTCCAGTTTGCCGAGGGTGATGCGCGAGAGCTTCACCCGCCCAAGGAAGTAACAGCCGTCGTCGCCGTCCCAGTTGAGCCCGAGGCCCTGACCGGCGGTGTCACCGTCTGCGGCGGCGGTCGTCACGGTCATCGTGCCGCCGACAGCCTGGGTGATACCGATGACTTCCGTGTTGACGCCGACAGTCGCCGCATACGGCGTGCTGGCCGGCCATGTGCCGCCCCGTGTGCCTACGAAATCGTCCCAGAACGCGACGTACGCGGGGTTGCCCTGCTGCATCGCGAAGAGGGCCTTCGCGGACTCAGGGAAAGCGAGACGGCTGAACGCTGTATTGAGCCGTCGAGGCAAGAACTTGCCTGCCATGTGTTCCTCGTGGGAGCCCTAACGCGTCTCCCGTATCGCGACTAAGAGCGACGCCGTTCGGCCGGTACAGGAGCCTTAGTCGGCTCTTCTTCCGGTAGCGCGATGCGCTCGACTTCGACCATTGAGCGGAACGGTCCTTCGTTGCGGATTACCAGATCGTTGCCTTCGCGGGTGAGCGTAGACGACGAGTTCAGGCCATCCTCGTTGGGAAGGGAAAACCCGCCGACTGTCTGCCCGTTGCGCGTGACAACGACGCTGGTAGCGCCTTTATCGGAGACAATTGCAGTCACCACTGTTCGCCCTGTCAGACTCTTGATTTTCATCGGGTTCTCCCTATAGAGGCTGTGAAAGCGGCCCGAGCAACAGGTCTTTACGCCTGAGCCCGAGCGTGTTTCTGCGCGCCTCTGCGAATTTCATTGGGTTGTGCGCCGGTTCGTCCGCCGTGATCTCCGCCTTTGTCGGCAGAAGCGGCGTTGAAACCAGCCGGGGGCCAAGCGGCACGCCATAGCGCTCCGCCTCGTCGTTGAGGTAGAGAAAGTCGTTAAGCGAAATGAACACGGGCCATTCACGCTGAAAACGCGCTGTGACCCAGTACCATTTCACGTCCTCGTCACCTTCCGCCTTGGTACCCGGTGAGGGCGGGTCGTAGGGGCCGCAGACGTGCGGACGAATGTTCAGGAAGCGCTTACCGCAATGGTCGCAGGGTGCTGTCCCCATTGCCGTGGACTGAATAAGGCCCTTCTTGGCCTTCCACTCCAGCCACTTCCCAACCCTGTCCTCGATCTGCTTCTCAAACGCCATGCGCTCATTCGAGTGCGGCGGCGCCCCAACGTGTTTGACAGGCACCGCGATATATCCCTCGTGGACATCTCCCGCCGCTGAGTGCGTCAGCAAGGGGACATGCACCGGGCCTCCCGGTTGCGGGACATATCGCCGTGTACCCGTCGTAAACGTCACTGCGCCGCCCTTTGGAGTTTCACTTCCAGCGAGTCTCGTCCGGCGTTCATAGCCTGGTCGAAGACATCGTTCGTGCGCAGGACGGTTTGGCCGTCCCCGCTTTCGAGCCGTTTCTGGAAGTGGGTGATGAACTTCTGGTTGAGGTCGCCAACCATCTCCCGCATCACTGCGAGGATGTTTGGATCGACCTTCGCCAACCGTTGTGCGCGGGCGATCTCTTCGAGTTCCGCTGTCAGCTTGTCGCCGTCGAGTTCAGCGGAAACGCGCTCAAGGCGCGCTGTCAACTGCCCCTTACGGCGCCGCTGCTGGTCACGAACTTCGGGTCGATCACTGTTCTTGAGGGCGAGGTCGGCGTCGGCGATCTCCTCCTTGAGGAAGAGCATCTCGTCCTCGCGGTTGGACGCGAGGATTTCCACGATTCGCTTGACCGCTTGCGGAGTCAACGAGGAACCCACGTATTCGAATCCCTTGGCTTTCTGCCGGGAGATGTAATACTCGGAGTTCTCGCTGAACTTCTTCTCGCCCTGCGATCCGTTCGGGTAGACCGTCAGGATGTCCGCGATGGTTGCGCCATCGGGACGAAGGAAGTACGCAGCGCCACCGCCGCCGTGCGTCGGGATCTCGTCGATCGGTGTGATGATCGACATCCCCCGCCGGAGTTGCCCGCGGACAGACTGTGGCCGCTCAGCGACCATGACGTTCGTTCCTGCCTTCTTAGCCATCTGTCTCCTTTATGCGCCCCGAGCCCAGACGCCATGGTCGTCGCGAGTCTCGATAACGCCCCAGATGGCGCTCACGGCAACCTGCGTCGAGAGGTTCTGGATGTCATCAAAGACGCGCGTCTTGGGGGCCATGCGCATCGCCAGGGCGATCGAGTCGCGGTGGTAGATGCCGTTGTCATGGCCGATTGAATTGGAGCCTTCAACGTTCGTGGAGTTCCACGTCCGAAGGCCGTAGATCGTGCCGAATTCGCCCCGGACGATGTTCGCCCCGCCGCCACCGTTGAAGTCGTTGGAGGCGTAGCGGTCGATTCCGAGCATCGAGTTCTTGGTCGCTGGCGACATCGCGAAGTAGCGATCTTCCTGCGGCACGTTGGCGTCGTCGAGGTACTGCACGCCAGTCCGGATGTCCGGGTCGGTGAGGTCAACCGCGAGCGATCCAGTGGTCTGCGAGAAGTCGTCCAGCAATGCGGCCAGGGTGTCATCGATGGCGAGGTTGACCGCGTAAGTCGCCCGCTTCGTGTAGAGCGCCTGCTGGTCAACGAGCGACAACGACTTCTCGAACTCTTCCAACTCGAAGGCCGCGTACTGGTGCTGGTTGATGGTCAGCGTGACATTGCCCTCGGTGTTGGCCGAGTAGGTGATGTCGTTGCCGCTGTTTCCCTGCGACTTCGAGCTTGCCGTGAACGCCGTGACGGTGGCCCACTTGATCGTGGTTCCAACGCGCGCTTCGTCCACGTACTTGCGGGAAACGGTGCCCTCGAAGGCGAGGTTTGCTTCCCGAATGTCAATGACCTGCTTCGACGTGATCGCCGGGTTGAATACGGCGCCGGTCGTCGAAGTGAGTGAAGTGCTCACTTAGCTTCTCCTCTGTGGTTCTGCCTGGTCTGCTTCAGAGAGCAGCCGCTGGCGATCCGCGGCCGGGAGGTTGGCCCACTGCTGCGAGGTGTAATTTGCGTCCAACTCGGTATGGGTCATGAACTTCGGGGCTGGCTTGCCGTTCAGGCTGGTCGGCCCCTGCTGTGTCTTCCGTGCCACTTCCGCTTTGCGGAGCGATTCGGCCTCGGCTTCCGCCTGGGCCTTGTCTGTCTCCGTGCGGGTCATTTCCTCAAGTACCGACTTTCGCTCATCAGACCGAATCGCCGCTTCAAGGACACGGGTTCCAAAGATGCTCATCGCCCGAACATCGCCCGACATCTCTGCGCGGGCGTATTCGGCTCCGAGGTCTTTGGGAATCTCGAACCCTTGGAAACGGGCGAGTTGCTGATTGAACGAAGAGGTGAGTTCCGTGACAGAACTCAGCCGGTGGAATGCCTGGAGGTCGTTCGCCGCTTCGAGGACCGCCTTCTGATCGACTTCCGCCCCGGTCTCTGACGCATCGCGGAGCAACTTCGAGAGTCGCCCTACGGTTTCGCCGGACTGCACCCTGAGCGCGGCTTCCGTGCTTACGCGGGAAGTCTCGGACAGAATGCGGTCTTGCGCCTCGCGTTCGAGACGGGTCTGAACGTCCTTGATACTCTGGCCGTGGCGCGCTTCAAGGTCTTTCGCTTTCGCATCGAGCAGCGCTGCTACTCGGGGCGAAGCGGCGATAGCCTCGTCGGCCAGTTCGGCAAGGGGATCGGGTTCAGGCTCTGGAACCGGCGTTTCTACCGGGGGACTTACCTCTGCCGCTTCCACCGTTGCCGATGTTGCCTTGGGGTCACCGATAGGGGCTTCCAGGACGGCTGCTTCGTCAGCCACGCGAATCCTCCAACGTCCCCCGAAAACACGAAAAGCGCCCAGCCTCCAAAGAGATGGGCGCTCATGGCGCACGGGTGAAAACGTCGTTACCGGAATGTTACTCCATATCGCGGTAGCAAGTCATCACAACTATTTGTTGGGGGTCGCCACGGTCAGCATTCCGCATTTGCGGCACTTGAAGCGCGCGGCTCCCTGCCCATCGTATTCACCAACAAGCGGGGCGTTGGGGCACCACTGACACACGACTTTGCGCCAGGCGATTGCGACTGGGGGGGAGGTCGCGAGCGTCAACGAGGCCCCCTGAGTAGTGCCTGAATGTCCTTGTTCGGGGTGATGTGACCCCACTTCACGCCCGCCCGCAGCTCGCCGAGATGGGTCATAGCCCATTGAATCCTAAGAGCGTCAGTCATAGCGTTGAGATCTTTCACCAGTGGCATCTTGGCGATCTCCTGAGCGGCAAGGTACCTTGCCGCTTCCGGAGGGGCGCCGGCCTGAGTGATCATTCTCGTGAGATCGCGGAGTTGCTGGTCATACCAGGTGCCAAAATCTTGCATTCCAGTCGGAGCGCCGGCAGAACGGAGTTTGTTCCAAACCCCATCCTGAATATCCCAATACGGCAAGAGCGCTTTCGTGGCGGCGCGGTATTCGCGTACGGTCGGCGTATCGAGGCTAAGCCCAGTCTTGTCGCCGATGTGCTTCACGTCTGCCGGGTGCAGTGTCGCTATGTAGGCGTCCACCTTCGTCCAATCGGGCGGGCCGCCCGTACCGGGGTTCGCGGCGTCCAGCGCGGCGAAGTACTTGTCCAGCACCGGGTCTTTGCCCGCCGTGAGGTTCAGCGCGTGGTAGATTTCGTCCTTGCGAATTCGCAGCTCGGTCTGGTTCGCGTGGAAGTTGTCGCTCCACGTTTTGCCGTCCTGGTCCTGCGCGAACTGCTTATCGGCGTTCTGCTGCTGGCCGGTGATCTTCGCCGTGACCTCCTGTGCGCGTTTGCCTTCACCTGACGCTTGCTGGTCGCGGAGATTCGCAATGTAGGGGTTTGCTGCCAAGAGGTCGTCCTGCGCTGTTTTGCTAAGCGAGGCAAAGTCGCCGCCCGCCTTCTGATCCAGTCGTTCCGTTGCGGTCATGGGGTTGGAGTTCAGGCCCAGGCTGTTTGCGATGCCATCAAGAATAGCGTCGTGCCACGACATCCCCTTCGCACGATTCAGTACAGCGCTGGCGATACTGATGGGAATCGCCGCATCCACTGCCGCTTGCCATGCATCCTCAGGGGCGGCACTGCGAGGGTTGTAGCCGCTGAACGTCTCGTCTCGCGCAATCTCGGTAACTTTGCGGCCTACCGGTGAGCCCTTCGATTGCTCTACCTGCCCGATGGCATCCAGTAGCGCCATCATGTCGTGGTCTTTGATTGCTTTGTTTGCGCTGTTCGCGGCAACCGCGGCCAGTCGAGCATAGGTGCGATACGGACCGAGCAAGCTCACGTCCTGACCCTCGACTCGCGCTGTCCCAAAGTTGGGGTTCATCTTCAATTCGCCGTTCTTCAGCGCCTTCATGTCAATGGGATTCAACACTTCGCCCATGTCCCGCCCCTGAGCCGCAGCGATGCCGGCGGTAGCCATGCCCATCGTCGTGAAGTATGTCCCGAGATAACGCCGGGCAATCTGCCCTTCCAAACCCTTATCCGTAAACGCCTTGCCCATCGTCTCGAAAATCGCACGCTGAAAGTTGGAAGCGAAGAAGCCCAGCGTCTCTAGATCGCCCGCGCGAGTGGTGGCCGCTCCAGTCATGCGGTTCACCGCCGCTGCGACCTGTTCTTCGGCACGAGCATCCATCGCCATACCACCGCGCTTGTTCATATCAATGATCGCGTCGGTCAGGTCAGCGCGCATACGACTGTTCAAGGACTCGAAGTAAACATTGGCGCGCTCAGCTGCCTTCCCCACCACGGGGAGGCGCGTGAACCAGCTCGTGAACTCGTAGTCCGAGTTCGCACCGTTCGGCCCAAGTAGTGCCGTACCCCGCCGCTGAGCGCGTTGCGCTACCGGAGATGCAAGCCACTTGTCATATTCAGCAGGGTTGAACGAATCGCGCACACTCGCGCCGATGTTCTTAGCAAACAAGTCGGGGTGGAGCACGTAGGTCAGATGGTTCTGTAAAAACGTCCCAGAGGCGTCAAGAGTCGCTTTTGCAGAAGTCAGGTTGCTGTTAACTGAGCGAATATCGCGCTGCACTTTGCCGATCTGCGATCCTTCCGGCAGACGAGCGTTTAGGTCGAAGAAGTGAGTAAGGGCGGAAGCCGTAGCCTTCGGGTAATCCTTGCCCATGAACGCGGTAGCACCCTGCACCTTCGCTCGCCCGGCCGCATTTCCGACTCGATCAGCCGCAACCTCCTGTGCCTTCCGCCACTCAGGAAGAAGCGCATCGAACTGTGCCTGCGTCTGCGAAAGACGGTGCTGTATCGAATCAGCCAGCCCAGCCCACTGTGATCCTCGCGCGCTAAGTGCATCAGCCCGACGCTGCATCTGGCGCAGGGCCGTGTACACGTCTTCCGGGGCTACGTTCTTCGCAGCGACGACAGTAGCGGCATCTGCCTCTTTAAGCGCCCCCGCAGCGCCCTTCGCCTCAATCTCCTGCGCTGCCCGCTTGATGTACGCGCTCACCGCATTTTCCTGCGCCCCTTGAACCGCTGTTCCCTCCAGGTTCTTCAGGAGCGCATAGCGAATCTCCCCCTCCTGTGCGGTGGATCTACTGGCGAGATCGGCGACCACTGAATCGAGTTTTCCCTGAAACGCATTCTGCGCTGCTCGGTCGAGTTCCAAACCGCTACCTGCCGCCCGCGCTGTACGCAGCGCATCGGTACGAGCGGAGTTCATTTCTTGAACGGCAGTTTTCAACGCCACTTTGGCCTCAGCGGAAGGCATGAGGCTGCTGAGTTTATCGATGGGCTTTTCGAGTTCGCCCGACTTTCCGTATGCAAGCCCAGCGCGTTTCTCCGCCGTTGCGAGCCTGCCGGTTTGGGATTGCACCGCTGCTTTCAGCGTATCGAACTTCGTTCGCAGCGCGTCCGGCACATAGTCTGCACTGGTCCGCTGCACGACCGAAGCGAGGTCGCGAAGATGCGCGGTGGCCGCCTTATTCAGCCCACGCTCGACATTCTGCCCTAGAGCGTTTACGGGGTGGTCGTAAACGACGCCTGCCGCAACGGCATCGATGGGATTATCAAAGAGGCGAGTAGCATCCTGGGCGACGCTGCCCATTGATGAGCCACCGCCCCCCGTCGCTTCCATCGCTTTCGCTGGATTACCCGCCCCACCCAGGAGGACTTCAAGAAAGCCGCGCTTCGCGCCCTGTTCGCCCTGTTGCACCAGCGCCGAAGCCTGTGTCACTGTTGACGGCTTAAGGGCGCTGCGGTGGAGCCACTGTTCGCCTTCTTCCATAGCCAACCGATGAGGAGACGCACCGAACATGTCGCGTTCCGCTGACACATCGGCTTGCAACTGGGCAATCTTCCGTGCCCCGCCAATGGCGCGCTCGCCGAGACTGTACTGGGTTGGATTTTCAAGGACGTTCTGCACCAGCGCGCCCGGCTTCGGGCCGAGCTTCGCCAGTTCTTCGGCAGTCTGCGGGATACCCTTGAAGTAGAGGTTACCAGCTTCATCGCGAATAACGGATGATCGGGTTGCAGCCTGAATGTCTCGCATCGCGATCCGTCCCTGCGCAGTGGCGGTGATCTTGTAATTGTTCACCTGCCGCCCGAGGTTTCGAGCTTCACCGAGCAACGTCTTATTGAAGGTGGGGTTGGTTTCAGGAGTGCCGAAAACTTCCGCAGCCCGCGCGCTGAGAATAGAGCCCTTGCGCGGGGACGTTTCTAATGCTGGCTGGCGAAGTTTTAATCGCTGATCAAGAAGTGCAGACGGGTTCACGCTACCCGCCTCGCCCGCGTTGACCGCCTTTGCCGCCGCGCCTGCTTGCTTCGCCGCACCGGGGAGCAGCGGCTTCACCGCGTTCAGCGCCTCGTATGCGCCCACGCCGGCCGCAAGCTGCGCATAGCCCACTCTCACAGGCTTCGGGATAACGCCGAGCGGGGTTCGCCCCACCGCTTCTGAGCCCGCCACGTCGCCCGCGTACATGCTGTATCCCGTGATCGCAAGGTTGCGCGCGAAGTTCGATGCGAATCCTGCCACACCCCCACCCGTGCCCAGCGTCGCGAGCGACAGGGGCGACAGCCCATAGCCCAAGATGTCCTGCGCGTGGTAGTCGTTGGGGACCCGCTTGATCGCGTTTCCCTCGATGGGCACATTGCGCGCGTCGGTCACCTGCGAGAATACGTCACCAGCACTGCCCATCGGGTCTGTGATCGTCTGAAACGCCCTACCCGGCACGGTGTAGCCCGCAGCCTTGCTGCCCAGTACGTTGCCAACCTTGCCCGCAACGTCACCCAGCGCCCCGAACCCGCCGCTGCCCAGTACGTTGCCAACCTTGCCCGCAACGTCACCCAGCGCCCCGAACCCGCCGCTGCCTGAGGCGCTGTAGGTTGTCTGGCTGAACTTGTTGAAGTTGCCCTGCGCGGTGCTGTACGGCCCGACGATGGGCGCTTGCGGCACCGTATTACTGAGCGGGTTCGTGAGCGGGGTGTTCGCGCCCCAGCCCGGTGCAGTGCGCTGCAACTCGGGATTAGCTTGCGGTACCGTCGCTCCGCCCAAGCGCGGCCCCACTCCCGATCCTAGATTCGGCGCGGGGGAATATCTGGGACTGGGCGGGTTCTTCGGCAACTGGTCAAGCGTGTCGGAGCCGAGGTACAAGGCCATGCTTTAGTACCCGATCGCCCGCTGTCCCCGTCCAAGTCCGGCAAGGGCGTACCTGTTTGCCTCTGCCTGCTGGTCAGCGACGGGGACGCCGTATTTCGTCTGGTTGCCCATCATGTACGAACTTCCCAGCGTCGGACTGACGTTGCCGAACTGAGTATTGTAAACACCCCCCGCGAAGCCGAGGTCAGGCACGTTCGCGTTCTGGCGAAACTGCCGAATTTGGTCGATGTACGGCTTATCCTCAGGGGCAATCAGCGTCCCGAGTGCCTGGTCAGTTCCTAAAGCGAACCGGCCCTGCGACTTTAGTTCACGGCCAAGCGTGACATCGCCCGCCATGCCCGAAGCATCCGCGCCGCCGTCCATCAAGTCCATGAGCACGCGCATCAGCATCGTCAGCTTTTCGGGATTGCCGAGACGTGCGGACATCGGTGGTTGGTTGGTCATCATTGGATCTGCCAGCGGCGTCACCGTAGCCCCTGCGTTGTTTGCTCCCGGAGGGTCTACCACCTTGATCTTCTCTGGAGCCTTGCCGCCCACAAAAGGGTCCGTTGGGTCAGTCGAGTCCCCCGCCAGGAAAGGCTTTCCATTGACTCCCGCAAGGGGTGGCCTGTCGTTACCCGTCGGCATCGTCCCATAGGCAAGACGTTCAGGTGGGGCATCAGGATGCTGCTGGTTCCACCAATCAAGCGTCGCCTGCTGGTTCTCCAAGGGTGTCTGTGTCGCGGCCTGCCGCGGGTCTGGCGGTAGTCCCATCGTTTGAGGATGTGCCGCGTCAACCGATGTGTTCATCGTCTGTCCCGGAACCTTGATTGGGGTCTTCCCTTGAAGGTACAGCGGCAACGTATTCTGGGTGGGCGTTGCACCACCAAGATAGGGATTCGTAGACGCGACGCTCGGGTTCGTGCGCTCCTGGTAGGTGTAGGGCGCTACCTGCGCGAGCGGCTGATCCTGCGTCCTCAATGTCCTCGCGGCACCGAGCATCGCCTGGTCCGACAGCGCCGACTTCCCCCCCGCAATCGCGTTCGAGATGTTCCCACCACCACCAAGCAGGAAGGCATTGACGGCGTTGGTATCGGTTGAAGAGATGAGCCCGGCGATTTGCGCCGCGTTCTGTGCCCCAAGCTGGAGGTTCGCGCGCTGGCTGGCCGCGATATCGAGGGCGTTGGTCGCGGTGAACTCCCCCGCCCTCTGCGCCCGGTCAAGCGTGCTCTCCCCGCTCTGATAAGCCTGCGCCCCCAGTCGCTCACCGCTGGTGAACTGCCGGTTGATCTGGTTCTGGCCCGCGGTGAAGTCCTGAGAGCCAAGACGCTCTGAGGTCTGAAACCCCTGAGAATTGGCTTGCAATGCGGCATCCGCGGCGCGCTGGGTCTCTGCGTTTATTTTCTGCGCGGCGATCTGGGCCGTAGTGTCCGGGGAGATGGTGGCAGCAGAGATGATCGTCTTCGAGCCAGTGGCGGTGTCGTAGAGGACTGTGCCTTCTGAGGTCTGGATGATCTGCTTCGTCCCGTTGGGGTCGGTAAGCCCGGTATAAATCGGGGTTCCACCGCCCGGTGGCAGGTAGTACACCTTGCCGCCCACGGTCGTGTAGGAGCCCTGTGGCGCGGCTGCCCCTCCGCCTGTTGAAGGCTTGTCGCCGCCGAGGTACTTCCACGAGCCGTCTGCCTGTCGTTCGTAGAGGCCATATCCCTGCGGCCCGTTAAAGGCTTCCGTCTGCGACTTTGGGTCGGTCTGCGACTTTGGGTCGGTCTTCGACGTGTCGATCCCGTAGGTGTACTTTAGGACCATCTGCGGATCGATGAACCCGGCGCCCGAACCTTCGACGCCGTTCCACATTTGCCCCGAGGCGTTTGCCCAATACCCGCCACTTGTTTGGGTGAAGCGGGGATCGTTGATCCAGTGAAGGCCGTTCCCAACCGTATTACTGAGCGGGTTCGCTGTAGCGCGGGTGTTCATGTCCGCTGCCCAGGCGTCGCTGATGTTTGAGTAGCCCAACTGACTGCCGAAGGGGTAGAACTTCTTGTCATCCCCTATGTAGTAGCCGCCGCCGAACCAGTGGGTGTCGTAAATGGTTTGCATCAGTTCCCTCCCATCGTTGCCATTGCGTAAGGCAGGATCAGGGCTTCGTACGCTTGCTGTCCCATGAGCCTCTTGTAACGGCGGTTCAAGTCCGCCCCGTTTACCGTGAGTTCCAATGCGGGGATGTAGTTCGGGTCTTTCTGCGCCTGCGCTTCGTACCACTGGACAAACTGGGCATCGTCCGGCTCGCCCGCGTGCAAAGGAATGCCCTTGAACGCCTCGTCAAGCACCTTCGCATCCTCGGCTCGCATCTCTGCGACCCGCTGCACAATCCGCGCGATCTGCTTGGAGTTCACGCCACGGCCCCTTGAAGCGGGATGGTTCCCGGTGCGGCCATTGGCGGCATCGGGGCGGGCGTCGCGCCGGTCGCGGGGCCTCCCGGTTGGGCCGGTGGCGGCGAGGCCCCTGCTCCCTGTTGTGGTTGTTGGACGAAGGGCTTGCCGTTGCGCCCCAAAAGCTCGTACGGCTGCACCTGCTCCCCGTTCGCCCCAATCAGCATCCCTTCCGGCCCCACGACAACCTGAAGTAACCCGGCCTTCGCCAGTTCCTGTTTCAACAGGCCCGGCCGGACGTACTCCTTGTAAGCCGACTCGCTCAGCAGTTCCTCTTCGTCGGCGCCGGGGTCTCGCGATCCCTTGTAGTCGGCGAGGTACTGCTTGAGGGTGATGACCGGCGTCGGGTTGTTGAGTAGTTCCAATCCCAGCGTCTCAAGCGTCGTCTGCTCGCCGTTGGTCGTCTCGTTGATCTCGCAATCGACCATCAGGCTGGGGATTTCCGCCGGGTCAACGCTGATCACCGACTGCATGTTGACCACGCCATCCTTGCTCTTGGCGTAGGTGCAGATCGGCTCACCGAATCCACCCTGGTCGGCGTTCTTGCTCATCACCAGGGCGACGTTGCGCATCGCTGTCCTCAGCCCGGAGACGAGGTTGCGCAGATAAAAGCGCGGCTGAATGTTGGCCTGCGCCTGCGCCATCCTCACGGCCCACGGCTTTGTCGCGGCGGTGAGTTCCGCAATCCCGGTGTCCGGCTTGGCATCTTTCATCTGCTGCGATGCCTGCTCAGTGACGCGGACATACGCCTCGTTCACCTCGAACTCAATCTTGACAAGTTCCAGGCCGGCCGGGAGTTGCTGGGCCAACTGCGAATCCTGCGAGAGGAACAGCGTCTTGCCGTCCTCCGCGAGCTGGGGAAGCCGCGTCTCTTTGTGGCGGATGTAGTAACGCGGGATCGCCGTGGCATAGGCGAGCGCGTGCAGGTAGGCCATCATCGCGTCGTACTGCGGCTTGGTGCGGTACAGTCCCTCCATCGCCGGGAGCCACCGCTGGGCAGGGTCGGAGACGTTGAAGGTCTCCGCCGCAATGAGCACGAAGGGCGGCATCTCGTAAGGGTGAGAAACGTTATCTCTCACCATCGTCCACGAGTCCCCCGCGGCGGTAGCAACCAGTTCGTAGAACACGTCGCGGAACCAGACGGTCGCAACCTTCACCTTGCGCCGGTAGGCACTGCCCGACGGCTGGTCATCCCGCGGGGCGTCACCTTCGACGTAGACCTTGATCGACTCGTCAACCTGGCAGAGCGCAATGATCGGCTTGCCGTCCTTCGTCTGCCCAACGACCGCCGTCCGGTAGTCCAGCAAGGAAACTTCGTGGACAGTGGCGACGATGGCAAAGCCGTTGCGTGGGCTCTTGTCAGGAACCGGGTAGACCGTCAGTGTGTCAGGTACTTCAAAGCAGAACGGAAAGCCAGCACGCGCGATATCGTGCTGGCGGTTGCGATTGAACGCATCGCGGGTCTGGCGGTACTTGCCCTTATTCGGCCCCTTCGTCTCAGGAGTCGAGTAGTAGTCCTCCTTCGTTGCGTCTGTTGGAAGATCAACAACGTAGTCCTCCTTCGGGAGGTCGGGCCACATATCGCTCGCCTTGCGCCAGTGCAGGATGCCGAAGCAGTCCACCGCAAGACCATCTGCGAGATCCCCGACAAACGATGTCCCGGCACGCTCCTCCATGAGTTCATAGCCGTCGTTAAGCACCGTCTCTAAACGCTGTGCCGCTTCTGCCTGTCCCTTCTTCGGGGAGGAAGTGTTGAACACCGGCTTGTTCTCAGTGAGGCGCGCCTTCAACTGCGACCACGCCTGCCGGAGGATGTCGGACTGGTAGACCTCCATTCGGTCGTAGGGCGGAGGGAGTTTGGGAGAGACGGCTTTATCGTTGAAGAACTGCTGCCGCCGCCACCGTACGAGGTTGTGCAGGGGTCGGTAACGTTCCTGCAACTCGTTCAGCAGATCCCCGAGGTCGGTTTCCGTCCACGTCGTCATCCAATCAACTCCCGTACATGTCTCGTGGCCCGTTTCTCCAACCGCTTTGCGATGCCCTTACCCCGGTACTTCGTCATCATACGCGCATAGTTCTTGTTGCCCTTAAGCACGTAGCTTTCGTCCGGCCAGCACCAACGGCAGCGCTGACACACAAGGTCGACCACATCGCCATCGCAACGCGGGCACTTCATCTCAGCCAGCCTTTCGGAAACCGGAAACTGACCACCGCTTTCACGGGCTCTTCCGACGGCCAGAACGCCACGATAGCTGGAGCCTCAATCCACGTCTCTCCAGCATCGTAGGCGTCCAGCAAGCGGCGCATGAAGCCCACCATTACGACCGTGTCCACCGTGCGTATTACTTCCGTCACCTCCATGCCAGCTTCCACGGGCCGCTAGAGACGGATGTGCCGAGTACCTGGTTGAAACCGAGGATATTGTACCGCTGCGCGTCCTTCGCGTCGGCGTGGTGGTCTACCGGCGTCTTGGTCACGTACAGCGTCTGATCGTGCGGATCTCGTCGCTCCCCGATCCGATAGCCGTAATACTCCTTGATCGTCTCTTTGCAACTGGCGTGGTGCGTCAACCTGCGTTCACCGAGGCACTGGCGATACGCCTGGATACCCGCCTCGCGGTCCTTGATCGCCGGGTAGACACGGTCGCCAAAGTAGAGCCTCAGCGTCTCTAGCAAGACCGCGCCGCCTGCTATATCGATCCAGATGAGGTCGAATGGGGCTTCCCTGTCGAGCACTGCGAGCCAGTTGATGATTGCCTCAGTCGTCACGCCGCCACGCCGGTAAAACTCGAATGGCTGGTGGAAGCTGTAGCCGATCGGCGTCTTGAACACGCCGTTCGGGACGATCGCGGTGGGGTCTGTACCGCCCGGGTCGATTGAGGCGATGCGGTAGTCGTAGTCCGCCCACGCCTTTGGGTCAGCCTGGACGACGTGAAGCTCTTCGCGAAATTCCGGAAAGACGAGCCCGGCACGCCCCACGAACGCCGCTGCGTCACTCGCCGGGTAGTAGGCATCGAAACGCTCAGGGTCGCCCGCGTAGGCGCTGCGCTCCCTCGCATGCCACGTCGCATCGCGCCCCGGCCGCGCATCCCAAGGCACGAACACCGCCGCATACGGCGTCTCTGAGCGCTGTGATGCCCAGTAGAGGTCATGGAAGAAGCCGCTCGGCCCCAGGCCGGGGTCTGCCGTGCTCAGCGCGATGAACTGCCCGCCCGCTGACAGCGTGGGCCGTATCGCCGCGTAGTTCGCCAGCGCGTAGGGGTGGAAGGCGGATTCGTCGGCGATTACCAACTGGTTCGTGGCGCCGATGCCCGCATGCTCCGTCGAAGGGTAGACGGTCATCGTCCCGCCGCTGGCGAACTTCACGTCATCGATGCGCCATTCCGCCCCGGTGCGCAGATAGGCCGGCAGATGGTCGTAAAGATATCGCGCCTTCTCGAGTAGCTGCCGTGCCTCACGCTGCCCGCTGGACAGCATCGCGACCTGCCACCCTCGATACATCGCGCGATGCAGCGCGTAGCCGCCGACCGTCCACGAGAAGCCGAGTTGCCGCGCCTTGAGCACTACTTCGCTCCCGCCGCTATCCCATGCCCGGATGCGCTCTAAGAGGGACGGCCACGCCTGCCACGCGATGGGCTCAGGGTTCACAGGGTCGTCCGAGAGGATGCGCGTGCGCGCCATCATCGCCACGGGGTCCGCGCGACAGGCCGCAATCTCCGGGGCGTAGAGGCGCGCTTCGACCTGGGCGAGGGCCGCATCGATGGCCACGGCGCGTGCAGCAGGCGGCAAGGCGCGTATCTCGGCCAGCGGGTCAACGAGAGTGGGCGAGTCACTGACCATTTAGGGCAGACTCCCCCCTAATGAGCATCGCTACGTCGATTCCTTGAGGCTCAACAGCGAATCCCTCAACGCCTCAAGCGTCGCCGCATCGATGCTCTCAGGCAGGACAAGGTTCACCGTCACCTGCCGCTGATCCACCATCGCTGCTCGCCCGTAGATGTCGGGATGCATCCGCTCAGCTTTCCAAGCGTCAGCTCGCCAATCGCCTTCCTCGCCCGCTTTATCGATTCGCCTCTCACGCTTCGCAAGCGCTTCAAATCTGGCCGCAGACACCTTTGCAGCAAAATCGGCATCGTCACGACGCCAATCCTGCATCGCGCGCGACGAAACCCTAGCGATGGCAGAAGCCCCTTCAAACGAGTGTCCTAGGCGGATTGCATCGATGACAGCGAGCATGATCGCGGGCTTATCAGCGGGGAGAATGCGGATGTTAGCGGGGTCGCCAGTGAGAATGCGATCGACGGCTTGCGTCATAGCGAGGATATTAGCAGTTGAGGACGCGTAATGCCATGCTTTCGGCTGCTGCGCTACGCTACGCGCTCAATGCTGGCAGGAGGCTCAGAGGGGAATCTATAAGAGAGAAGAAACGGGGAAAGAAGAGAGAATGGCACGACCGAGTATCACTGACGAGCTATCCGGGCCAGTTTTGTTTATGACGCGCGGGCTGCTAGATGCGCGTGGGGTCGTGGTGCTGGGGTTGGGGTTAGTCGATCCACTTTGCGCCGGCACGGAGTTCTAAGCGGGTCCTGGTATCGGGACCCGTTGGGTGGCGGAACTTATCGCCTTCAGGAGAGTGGACGGGGCAAGTGGCGAGCGGCCAGCGGCAAGGTGTGAGTTTCCTCGTTGGCTGGCCGCATTGCTGTTCCACGGTTCCTCCAGGAGTGTGGACGGGGCAAGTGGCGAGCGGCCAGCGGCAAGGTGTGAGTTTCCTCGTTGGCTGGCCGCATTGCTGTTCCACGGTTCCTCAGCGAGACGCGAGCGCGGGTTAGGCGGAGCGGACGGGTAACCCGCGCTCTAGCGTTCTCAGGGGCGATTCTACGCCTGGTGCGTGGCAAGCGGTCAAGCGGTCAAGCGTCGTGAAGCACTCCTATTTCGATAGTGACGCGAAAATCGTCTTTACCTAGGGCTTGACTATCCTAACGGGGTGGCTATTCTAGGTACATGGCCAGCGAGCCCACCACCAGGAGCAAGCATCATGTCAGTCAGGGTTATGGGGCACGCAGCAGAGTTGATCGAGTCAATGCTTGATACCGATGGCATCATCTACAAGCTGTACCGCGATTCGGACGGTGCGACGGTATTCGTGAAGGACGTGGACGCGGACGCAGTTATCAGCTGCGTCCACTACCCCAGCATCGCCCACGCAATCGTCGTTTTCACCGCGGCGACCAAACTCGCTATCGCAGTCAGCATCTAATCCCCCACCCGCAAACCCGAATCCGCCCCAGCGTATGGGGCTTTCGGGGTGTCAGCCGCGTACAGCGGAGATAGCAAACTTAGGAGCAACAGCATCATGGCAACGAAAACGCAGGCACAGTCACAGGCGGAAGCGGTATCCGTAGACGCCGACGAGATAGAAAACGCCCTCGCCGACTGCGCGGACCTCACGCCGGACGAGTATGAGAGCATCTACGAATATCTGGAGCGAGCACGACGCGCAATCTCCCTCGCATGGGAAGTGTCGGCGAAGATCCGCGTCGCCTAGCACCCTCGCCCAGCATCCCGAATCCGCCCCAGCGTATGGGGCCTTCGGGGTGTCAGCCGCGTACAGCGCAGACACAAGGAGCAACAGCATCATGGCAGTCACCTACCACGTGACCTACAACTCTACAAACGGCCAGCCCTCGAACGAGTTCGGGACGTTTGGCTCCCGCCGCAAGGCGATCGCCGCCGCCCGCGAGGCCGTCCGCACCTGCCTCCCCGAGCGCAGTGGTGGCTATGTACGGGTGATTGTCGGCGAGGACACCGACAATTTTGGCGCGGAGATCATTTGGCAGTGGTATGAGCACCCCGAAGGCGGGTTCGGCTACCACCGCAGCAACGGCGCCCACGAGGGCGAGGTCCGGGGGCTGCGATGATGCTAGGCCACGTCGCGGGCAGCATCCTCACGGCAAGCCTCGCGCTCACCGCCGCCTAGCACCCTCGCCCAGCATCCCGAATCCGCCCCAGCGTATGGGGCCTTCGGGGTGTCAGCCGCGTACAGCGGAGACACAAGGAGCAACAGCAAGCCATGACAACGAAGGCCGAATTTGACGCCGCCAACGAAACGGGAACGCTCACGGATGGTGCGATCCTGATGGTCAAGAAATGGATCGCCACGGATGGCCCCGAGGGTGCCGCTCAGTACATGGCGAGAACTCTCCGCCTGTTCGGGATTCGCACCGCTCGCGAGATCGTTGCGCTAGTGCAGAAGTGCTAGGCCACGTCGCGGGCAGCATCCTCACGGCAAGCCTCGCGCTCACCGCCGTCCTAAGCTTCGCGTTCGCCATCACCGATGCCTGGAGGCACGACCGATGACCACCTGTACCCGAACCCGAAACGGCGTCCAGTGCGGCGCCATCGTCACGAACAACAATGGCGGGCAGTGGTGCGGCACCCACCTGCGCCGCCTGCGGGCATCCAGCGTTTCCGACGCACCGAATAGCCAGTGGCCGCTTCGGAGCAACTTTGCAGCGCAACTCTATGGCATCCCAAAGCTCGCCTTCGGGCATAATCCCCGAATCGACCTTGCATCATGACCATCCTGCTGACTCCACGAATCACGCTCGCGATGCTGAAAGGCGCTTGCAGCGAACAGCGCCACATCTTTCTCACTGAATGGCCGAATGGCGCTGTGGCAACCCTCGAAAACGTCCAGCGCGCACAGGCTATTGGCCTTGATCTCTCCTGGGGTACGTGCTGGTTCACCCCCGAAGCACTCGCCGAATACCAACGCGTGACGGCTGCTGCCTGGCTCAAATACGAGAGCGTGAGGGCTCCCGCCAACGTCGAATACCAACGCGTGACGGCTCCCGCCTACGCCGAATACGAGAGCGTGACGATTGCCGCCCAAGCCGAATACCGGCTCGTGACGATTGCCGCACTCGCCGAATACCAGCGCGTGAGGATTGCCGCCAACGTCGAATTCCAGCGCGTGAGGATTGCCGCCCAAGCCGAATACGAGAGCGTGACGGCTCCCGCCAAAGCCGAATTCCAGCGCGTGACGGCTCCCGCCTGGCTCGCAGCGTTCCTCGCCTCGCAGGCACAGGTAGCATCGTGACCACATACCGCACGGGCGAGGTCGCGGCCATCATCGGCGTCTCCGAAGGCCGCGTCCGCCAACTCGCCGCCACGATGCGTCTCGGCAAACTCATCACACCGCGCGTCCGCCTGTTCTCAGCGCGCGACGTGCAACGCCTCGAATCGCGCATCGATGGGCGCACCACCCGCTACAAACCGAAGAAGCCGCGATCCTAGCCCAGCGAACACCAGTCAGCCCCGCTAATCACGGGGCTTTTCTGCGTCATCGCCAGTCCTCCATGCCTCCCGGTTGACATACCCATTGCCTCCATGTGTCTCCTGCGTAGTGGTACGCGCCCAGCGCCGCCTTTGCGTTGACGATCGGGTCGCGCCATCGCGCCACCTCTTCGCCGATGTGCGACAGCCAGCCTGACCACAGTTGAAACAGCCCCAGGTTCCCTGTGCTGTTCAACGCCCCTGGCGACCATCGCGACTCGCACCACGCAACGGACAGCGCCTCGGGGATCACCGCTTCCGGCCAGCCAGCGGCCTTCAACACCTCGCGCACTTCGCCTTCCGTAAGCTGCGAAAATGTCCCCACCGTCGCGCTGGAGGCCGCTGGCGCGACGTTAGCCCTGTTTCCGGTGTCCATAGGCCACTCCGCTTCGGGGAAGGCCGCCAGCGGGTCGAGGGGCACCGCCACGGTGCTGCGAATGTCTCCTGGTATGGATGCCTCCTCTTTGGCTCTCATTTCCAAAGTTTCAGATTCGGCTTTGGAAACGCTTTGGCTCAGTGGGACGAACGTCACGTCGATCCCCTCGGCAGCTACTGGCCGGATGAAGGCGAGGCAAGCAATGAAGCCCACCACGATCCCGATGACGAAAAGGGCTGTCGATTTCCAGTGGTCATTCATGCGACTCGCTTTGCTGTGGCGCGGCTTCGGGGCCGCTAGTCGATCGCTCTTGATTCAAGCCGCACCGCGTAGCGGTGCACGATGGCCCGATACCCGTCCTCGAACTCAATCCCCACCATCCCGAAGAGAGGCAACGACCTCGCCCACACCCGGCAGCGATCGCCGAACCGTCCGCTCAGTTGCGCGCTCAACGGGCCGTACCTCGTCGTCCGCCAGCGAAAGATGTGCGTCACCACACACCGTCCATCACGTGCTGAAGGGCGTCGATCTCACGCTGGCCCTGAGCACGGCAGCGTGAGCAGTCAACCGCCGCGTGGTTCCCGTCCTCATTCCAGCCGTCGAGGATCACCGCCACCGTGCCCACGGTGCGACCGAATACCTTCGCGGGAGCGCATAACGTCCTGCCTACGCAGCGATGGGTGTTTTCAGGCAGGGAGTTGCCCGGTTCGTCTACCCGGATAAACTTCGCGTCTACGCTCAGGTGAACCTTCGTGCCCGTGGCCGTCAGAACGCGCCTCACGCCGGCACCGCCGAGAACTCCCGCGAACCATCCGCGGGGGAGAGTCGGCGGAAACTCATTTCAGTCATCGTTGACCTCCACGAACACATCGACCCACGGCCCGCGTGACGAATCGATTTGGATGCTCCCCGTGAGCCAGTGCTTACGCGCGTCGCCCTTCGCCACTCCCGCGCTCACGATGCCGTCACGCCCGGCCTTGAAGCTCGCCAGGGCGTTGTCGTCATCGCGGGGCTGGTAGAACTTGCCCTTGGCACCCTTCGTGTAGAACACCAGTGATACCGTGACGCATTCCGGTGCCTCCCATCCCGCCGCACGGACGGCGTTACGCGCATCGGTAAAGCAGCTCTGGCGGTAGACCGACTTCGCCAGCGCCTTCATCCGCGCACCGCCCCAACCCTTGTTCGGCGACAGAGCAGGAGGCGGGAGCGGCACCGTGAAGCCCAACGTTGGCAGAGGTTGACGCACTTTGATGCTCGTTGGCGTGATCATCGCTTCAACCACTTTCGCTCGCAGCTTTCGCACGGGCTCAGACCCTCACCGCACTCGGGCCGGTAGGCTATGGGATCGCTGGCGAAGTTTCCACACCACCATGTGGCGCTCATCCGGCCCCGTTGGTTGATGAAGATGACCGCCGACTTGATGCGATGAATCTTGGTACCTCGCCGGGAATACCAAAGCGGCTCGGCCGACTTCACGGTGAGCGCGCGGCAATACTCCTCGGCGTCCCCTCGGCGAACGGCTTGAACAAGGCGGACGTGCCCAGCCTTCATCGCGCCTGCTCCATGAGTTCCGCCACTCTCGCGGCTCGCCACGCGGCCAGCTCCGCGCGCTTTGTTTCCTTCGCCGCCTCTCGCTCCGCAACCCCTCGCAATACCGCCTCGCGCCGTTCGTTCTCCACGATTCGCCGCTGCCTGTCGAGTGCCGCATCAAGTACCAGCGCGCACGGTTCGCACACCCAGCCGAGCTTCTGGCGAAACTCCCAGCCCTTCGCCCTCGCCAGCGCACCGGCCTTTATGTAGCTCGATCCCTCCATAAGTTCGCGCTCCTCACCGATGGCGCAACTTATGACAAGGCTGGCATGGATCTTACCGGGGACAGATCCCCACGTCCTGCCGTGCGCCGTCATCGTTGCCTCCAATTCGGCAGGCCCGCGAAGCTCACGCTGACGCTCGATGCGTGGTCCGCGAGACGACTGAGGATGCGTTCGTGCCCGCGCACCGTCTCCGGGTTGCAGGTCACGATCAGCGGCAGCCCGTTTCGCCAGCGGTGGTCAACGATCTGGTACATCTTGGCCTCCGACGCCCCGGTGCCCAACGATTCCGCTCCCCAATCGTCGATGATGAGCAGCGGCGTGGCTTCCAACTCGCGGTCGATCGCCGCCTCGCTTTCCGTCGCATCATCGCCGTACGTCGCCCGGTAACGCCGCCACAGTTCGGCGAATGAGTGGAAGCGTGAGTAGGCGCCGAACCGTTCCAGCGCATCGCGAGCAACTGCTATCGCAAGGTGAGTCTTGCCCGTACCCGATGGTCCGCCAAGGAACAGGAACGGCTTCGATGGCGGAAACTTGTCGAGGTAGGTCATCGCCTGTAGCCGCTGCGCAGAACTGTGCGGCAGCCAGGTTTCAAGCGTCGCGGCGGCGAAGTGCGCCGGCACGCCCGCGCGCACTCTCTCAGGTTGCTCTTGAAACGTCCGTTGCTTCTTCGTCACGCACTGAGGGCACAGGATCGTCTTCCCGAACATCGGATGGCGCGGGTCACCCTCGGTCACGCGCACCCTTCCTCCGTCATGGCAGTAGTCACAGGCGAACACTTCCGGGATGGGATCAAGCGTGCCGGGTGACGTGCTCGTCAAAGAACTTTTCGGCATAAGTCGGCTGATGTGTTCCATTCTGCGAACCTCCTTTCGCAAACTGCTTCCGCTTCCACTCGACCCGGAGTTGGTTTCGGAACCCCCGTTCTTTGTCCGTGTGTTTCGAGGAACCTGTCCAGTTCAGGTAGTCAGCAGCGAACGCCGGTATGTCCAAATCCGGCTCCTCCCCTTGGACCGTTTGAAGAAACTCGTCCGAGAGGGTGGAGCGCCTCGCGCGACTAATCACTGACGGTTCTATTAATGACGGTTCTTGACGGTTCGTCTGATGTGGGGCATCCGCCTTTGTGTCGCGAAGATCCGCCTTTGTGTCGCGAAGATCCGCCTTTGCCCCTTTTTCGCTAAAGGCGGATGCTTGGCATTTTATTCGTTCGACATTTAGGAGATATTGGGAACTGTTGCCGCGCCCGTTGCCCACTTTGACCACTGTAATCCAGTCGTCAGCGACCAACGCGTGAAGATTTACGCGGCAGTTTCGCTCCGAAATACTGGCTTTCGCCGCGACAGTTTCCTGGTTCGGCCAGCAATAGCCCGTGTCATTCGCGTTGTCGGCGAGCGCCACAAGAACGAGTTTGCGGACGGGAGGAAGGGCTAAAAGAAGAACGTCGCCAAGAATGCGAATGCTCATGGCAAAGAAAAGCCCCTGTCGGAAGTCAGAAACCCGTTGCTGACCGTGCCTGACCCGACAGGGGCTACTTCAAAAAGGGAATGGGCACTCTGCCTATCCGACACGATCAGCGCCTTCATTGTACCGCATCGCACGGCAACGCAACACGGCTCATCGAGGCTCC